CACCCTGATACAGAAGGATAAGGCGGGACCTTGCACGCACGGGATACTCTCCCGCCCGGCAATATGAAATCGCGAACTTCAGGCCCCTTCTCGACGGCAAATCACTACCGCCCCCCCCTTTGTTAATTACTTCTCCCAGACCGGAAAGCATGCCGTTTTGATGTTATTTAGTGGCAAATCTGGAAAAAGGTTGGAACACTTATGGTCCCGGTTGGGCGCTACACGTCCCTGACGCAGCAATTACCCGGTGTGGAGCGCTCTCCTCCTCGAGGCAGCAATTACTCCATTTCGTCCTGAGTTCAGTGTGGGCGCCACCCTGCAAGGCCGCCGATTTTCACTGAGAGCTTCCTCAGGACAGGAAGGAAGGCGGGAACACCTGCATTGGATTTACGTCCGGACCGATCGTCCCAAACGCCTGCATCTTCTCCAACGCCAACTTGTACTCCTCCTCGCCGATTGCGCCGACCACTGTCGCGCGCGCGGATTCTTTGTGCTCATAGACCGTCTCCAAGACCGCGTCGATGTCGCACTTCCGGTCGACCTTGAACTCACCGTGCACCTTGAACTGTGTATCGGCGTCCATGATCACTTGCGGCTTGTCCGCCTTGATCTGCTCCCTCCACCAGAGAGCGATGCGTCGGTAGTACCCACACATCAGCTCGGATTCCTTGTTCAACTGCATCCTGGCGACAAACCTCATGCAATTGAACTCGGGCGAGACTTCACCAACCGTCCATCCTGACGCTTTGATGCCTCTCGCAATCTCTGGCAGTGGGCAGGTCGCACCCTCCGTGGTGCGCAAGGCCTGCATGCCCACAAAGATCATCTGATCTCCCTTCTTCCGCTCGAAGATCTTCATGTTGAAGCCCAGGCTCTTCCACTCTGCCTCTATCGCTTCAACGGTCATGTTCGTGCTCGTCACAACTGCGCCGTCATCGCCCTCAACATTTGGGCGAAATTGAACGTCGGCCACTCCGTTCGACTTGTACTTGTTCAGGTACGGCTGTCGAATGAAGTCCTGGGGATGATCCAGCACAACGGCTGCCCAGAGGCTCATGTTCACGATCGCATTGCCGATCGAGGTCAGGGCATCACCTGACATTCGAGTGTTCGTCATGCAAAGTCTGGCCATCGCGCCTCCTTTGCAGAACTTTGCAGCCACCTTCTTCTTGGTGCGCTGCTCCATGTCCTTCTTCCACCACATTTCAAGAGATTCGGACCAATCGCCATCCGCATACAGGATCTTCCCAACGTGGAAGAGAATCCTGTTCTCTAGGATGTCTTTCAGCCTCGAGCAGATGGTCGCGTCCCAGGCAGAACCGTCAGACTCCATGAATCTGTCGCTCTCCTTGACGTGACCCATCATCTCCATGACGGCCTCGATCTTGGGCTTGTGCTTGATCATGAAGTCGGCGAAGTGAGCTGTCCAAAGCTCCTCGACGCACTTCGTCACGATCTTGCCCGCGATCTGAGCTTCTGGACCGGCGTTGATGATGATGCGGGGCCGATGGCCCTTGTGCTCATCGTACCCCAACACCTCCGACTTGATCTGCGCCTCAAGATTAACGCTAAACGAGTCTCCGCGATCGACCAGGCTTTGGTAAGCCAGGCCATACATGTGTGCGGACCACTTCGATGAGCATAGGTCTTTCAGCGGCTTACATTCAGCCCCGTCCTTCCACTCCC